CAAAGAGGTGAAGTCCCTTAACGGCATCGGCAAATCTCTTTTCGGGACGGTAAGCCTCTATCTCGGAAAGCTGCTCTGCGAAAGCGATGGAGCGCTTGGTACGTACGAGACAGTTGTGAAGGATATCGTCTGTTTCCTGGAAGGATTCAACGTTGTTTGATACAAACACCTTCGCGCCGAAGAGTGTGCCGAACTGACCGTTTTCAAGTACAGAATTGTTGCTGGATGTGAATTCGATCTTTGCTCTGAGAAGAATAGATGCTACGTAGGGGGTCAACTCGATAACCACGTCGGAGGGATCAGTGACGCCTGCCTCGTAAAGCTTCTGCATAGCGGTAATAAAGGTATCCAAAAGCACCTCGGGAGTGGGCTCATTGAGGCAGATCCTTGTTTCGGTGTCCTTGTGAAGTGAATAGATAAATCTATCAGCCTGATTTGCAAGAGCGGCTGCTGCTGTGCTCATAGCAGCTTCCATAAGCTTAGGCGAAGCCTGCGCGAGGTCTATGTCGTCTATCTGGAAGTTGAAGCATACAGCTTGGTCGATCGGAAATTCGATCACTGTGTCTGTGAGGACCTGAGGTGCACTAAGATCGGTGTCCTTGTGATAGTCATTGAGTCCTACGTTTTCGATTCCGCAGATCTTTACGACAGAGCCCATCTCCTTTATATCTCCTTCGAAGGAGCGGTTACAGTTTGATGCTGCGACGTACTTTTCGTTGAGTTTTGCATAGAGTGTCTCACTCCATACTGTAGGTATAAAATTTGTAATTGCCATAATTTTTTGATCCTTTCTTTTTTAAAAATTTTTGTGTTTATCTCAGTTCCATTTTTTCATGGAGCTTATGATCTTTTTGTAGTTTGCTCTTACCTCGTCCTGAGACATTGAGCGCACCTCATCGGGTGTGAAGAATTCGGAGGGGGTGTTTGTTCCTGCCTTGCCTGCCGAGAGAGAGGCGTTCTTTTGGTTGACTGCTTTTACGCGCTCTGCCTGGAGCTGAAGCTTGCGCTGATATATAGCGTAAGAGGCGGCAAGCGAGTTGCCTTTTTTTACGTCCTCCCAAACCTCATCGGGGAGTGTTTCCACCGCGGTCTCGGGGAAAAGGGAATAGAAGTCTCCGAGCTGTGCGGATATCCTTTCCGCCTCGGCTTGCTTTTGCGCGAGCAGAGCGGTCAGCTCGCTGACCTGCTCTCTGAGCGTTTCAAGCTCGTTTGCAACAGCGTCCTCGACGGTCTCTGCCTCAGTGTCGCATTGCTCTTCAGTGTCGCATTGCTCGTCATCGACTGCCGTGACTTTTGTATCGTTTTCCGTCTCTGCGAGCACCTCGCAGGGCTCATCCGCAATGGACGCGGCAATGATAGTATCGTTATTCATATGTATCCTCCGTTGTTAAGTTATTTTCTCTTTTTTCAAGTACCATGATAAGCGCGTTCCTGTCCATAAGAAGTCCTGCGGGAAGTCTGCGGACGTATTCGGACGGAGTTATGTATCCGCCGTCGAGCAGCTTGTCAAGCATATTTTGCGCGGCAGCCGCGCTGTATCTCGTGACCTCTGCGATATCAACTCTGGCGCATATAGCTGCCTTTCTGATAAGCTGAGTGTCAACGTATTTTGCGACCGTCTCCTTTCCGTTGGTGCAGGGAAGAAGCCTGTCGGAAGGATAGTAAGCGGCTGTCATATCCGCCCAAATATTCGCGAGCTCCTCAATGCACCCATAGTAGGCGCGGCGCACGTTGTCAAGCGAGATCCTTGATGTTTCCTGAAGCGCGAGTATCGCGCTGGTGTTTTTAGCTTCCATATTTCCGAGTGCCGATTCGGTAGCGCCCATAAGCTCCTTTGTAAGCGTGACCGACTTTTCGATGAGGTCCATAAATCCGCTCTGCATCTCGCCCGTTCCGACTACCGACACAGCATCCGAGATATTTCCGCCGCCCATTGCGGCAATAGCCTCTCCGACCTCGTTTGACCACTCGGGTATCTTGGATTTATCGTAAATGACCTTTGAAAAAGCGGTGTCGGTCATATGCTTCATCGCCATTGCGTAGGCTCTGTTGATGAACTTCTGATTGGGTATCATAGCGCCTACGGCGGACGTGCCGTGGAAGCTGTTTTTTGTGGGTGTCCAGTTAAAGAATGCTATGGGGTAGAGACTGCAATCCGTCTTTGCTCTGCGTATAACACAGCTCTTTACGGATTTTTCAAAGCATACCTTTCCTTTTTCCTTCCAGAATTTGATTATAAAGGTGGTCTTTGCCTCGTCGTCGCCCTCAAGCTCGTATTCTGCTTGCTTGCCCGACTGATAGCAGGCGTCATTGTCTGCGATTATCTTTTTTAAATCGTCATCCGAAACACCGCTCAGGTGTGCTTCCTCACGCAGAGAAGCGACAGATGCGCGCCCTGAGAGTATAACGTATTCCTGCGACTGTATATCGGGCTTGTTTACGTCGGCGGGGAATATATTGATAGAATCAATGATCTCTGTAACGATATCGCCCGCGTAGTCCTGAGGACTTTTCAGCTCGGTATTCCAATAGCAATAGACAGCGCCGTCACCGCTTATTGCGGCATCGGTGAGCAGGGAGAATACCTTTGTGTCCATATTTGACTGCTCCCAACGGTATGCCGCGTTTTCGGTAAGCGCGGAAAGAGTTGTGTTTATCTGCTTTTGAGCGTATTCGTCCGCAAAGGGAAGCTCCTCGTCGGTAAAGCGGATAGAGAGATCGGCTGACGCCACCGAGCATATCAGATAGTCGGCGACGCGCTTTACAATGTTGAATACGGGTCTTGGCAGATCCTTGCCCTCACCGTTTGCCCATTGCTCTCCACGATAGAATGCCTCGTTGCGTCTGCACGTCTCATAAAGACCTATTCTGCGCTTATACTCCTTGCCCGCCTCATACTGTTGCCAGGCCTTGTGTGTATATTCGTTCATTTTATTTCCTTTCTTTTATTTATTACCGCGTGTTGATACACAGCGAGTATATTCTTTGCGTTGATCGCCCTGTTGCACGAAGAGCAAAACGGGCGGTTTTAAATCTTTTTGCGGACACTCTCTTTTTGACGGTGCTGTACTTTGTAAGCTGCGTGAGCGAGGTCGTGCATTCGGGCGCGTCTTTTCCGTCAAAGTATAACTCAAGCGAGATGCCCGTGCCGAAGTATCCTGCCGATACAGAGCGCATATGCTTGAAGCTGTCCGTCCCGAAATCGAGAGTGTTGCTGTAAAACGCGGCGTTTATCTCTTTCTCTGCCACGCCCTTATCGACCGTGCAGCTCTTATCAAACACAAATATTTGAGTGCCTTTTATAAATCCGACGTCACTTCCGCAGTCGATAAATCTATCTGCCGAGATACCTTCGAATACCGTCCAGCACTTGGAGCTCGTGTTGTAGACGAGCACCTTGTTCTCAAGCTTTGGCGAGCCGAAAAGTATCTCTCCCTTTACCCCGTCGTGAAATACGAACGCGGTGGTGAAGAAGTCGGCTGGGAGCAGTCCGTTTATTCCGTCTGAGATACTGTACGCGTTGCATTCGTCAAGCTCGTCTGTGTTGCTTGTCCATCGGTATATCGAATTTAAACCGACAGAGCAGGGCTGATTGCCAACTGTCGTTGCGGCGTCCTCAGAGGCGACACCGATAGCTGAATTTATTCTCATAAGCGGAAACTCCTCGATACCGCAAGCGGAGCTGTCCGCCATCCAAGCACCGCCCTCGGTGAATATGAGCAGACGGTCGTAATGTCTGCTTACCGCGCTTATTGGATATCTTCCGTCACCCACCGTAAACTCGTGCCCGAAAGGAAAGTAGAGCTCGTCGCTCGAGCCAAAGGTCTTGCGTGAAGCGTAGAGATCGGCTATCGAAACGTACGCGGCGTTGTACATGACCGTCTTGTCGTTACCGCCCCAGAGGAACGGTCGGCTGTTTGTTATCGCGCCGAACACCATAGCTTTTTTGCAAGAAAGAAGCTCGGCGGTGAAGCTTGTGTCCTTTTGATAGCGATAGCATAGCTCTACGTGGTCGCCTGCCTTTAGCTCTGTAAGAAATACGGTTCTTGGCACGATCGAGAGAGAATATCTATCCTCATCTATCTTTACTCCGTTTACGAATATGCGGTCGATACTGACAATGTTTTCATCTGTTTTGAGATAAGCGCTTCCGTCCGTCTTTATAGCGTAGGTTATTCTCGCTCTGTCGTTGAGCAGATTTGGACTTTGATAGATCTCGCCAACGGTGTTTACGGGCCAATCCTTTCCAACCAGCGGAATATAGCCGTAGGGGGCCGTGATGCCGCCGCTACCGATGATATATATGCTCTTACCGTCGATGAGATACAGCTTTGAGCGATAATAAAAGAATGTGGCGTCGCCGCTGTCGGTGTCGATTTCGCCGACGCTTGCGGACAGCTCGGTCTGGAAGTTGAGCAGCATAACGGCTTTGCCGATAAGCGCGTAGCCCTTGAAAACACCGTCAAGCTTTCCCGTCCAAACGGCTCTTATGGGGGCATCGAAGGTGAAAACGGTACGGTATCCGTATCTCTTTTCCAATGAGCCGTCGGGAGCTATACGGAAATTTGATATGTAAGAGCAGCCGTGCTCACTCGTCTTGTCCATACGCGTGTCGATCCCCTCAAAGCTATCAAACGCCAGCTCGTATTTTTGTTTTGTTGATATTTTATTCACCTCATTTCTTGGCTTATTGTCACAGAAGCTCAGTCGAAAAATCCGACCTTTTTTCTTGGGAAGATAAAGTCGTTACGTATTGTGGGCACGGGCGGCTCACAACGACACATCACGGCGTATCTGAGTGCCTCGGGAGCGTGAGTTACGGAGTGCGGCTCGCAAGAGGCGTCCTCAGGACGGACCTCGTCGCAAAGCAGGGCGGGCAAGCACTTGATAA